CATCATGTCGCGCTTGCGCTTCTCAAAGTGAGACGCCGCCTCACGCTGGTTCTGGCGGTACTTGGACATAATCTCCTCGAGCTTCTCGTTCTGGTAGTGCACGTCGTCAATCTGGTCACGGTCCGGCGGAATCAGCAGCCACTTGTACATGTCGACGACATAGATATCGACGAGGTTATCCTCCTTCTGGAGACGCTTGGCGTGTGCGGCCGCCTCATCCTTGGTCGCAAAGCACCCGCGAATCTTCATGCCCAGCTTGTCATTCTTCTGAGGCTGATCAGGACCAACGATGGAGATGAGAGCGTACACCTGTCCGGGAACAGTCAGGAAATCCTGCTCGAGCATGCCACCAGAAGACGCCATATAAACAATACACGCTCTTTTGTTTTAAGTCAAAAAACGCGATGGAGGCTATTCGTCGTGCGCACAATCAGTGCAAGCGGATCCTCATCAATGAGCACGTTCGTCCGACTGATCACATTCTCGACTGTGGATGCGGACGTGGTGGCGATTGGCACAAGTGGAAGTCGGTCGGCTACCAGCGTCTCGTCGGTGTCGATCCAGAAATCGAGTCGCTCAAGGAGGCGGAGAAGCGTGCAAACGAGATGGGCATGCGTCAGATGATGCTTGTTCATGGCGACATTCACGACGTTCAGAATCTCGGCCTGTTTGACGTTGTCTGCTACAACTTTTCGATCCAGTACATTCTCGAGACGATTGAAGAGTCGTGTGAAGCGATTGCGAATGTCGTACGACCCGGCGGGAAGCTCATCGGCATCACACCCGACTTTGACCTCATCACCAAGTTCAAATCGCCCGATGCGCTCGGCAACACGGTGAAGCTCATCGACTCAATGCACATCGAGGTGAAGCTGACTGATGGACCGTTCTATGCAAACGGTGCACGCGAAGAACCCATCATGGACAAGGATATCCTGGCTGAAGTGCTCAGGCCGTGGTTTGATCTCGTCTCGTGGAAGCCTATGATGCAGGGGAGGACTGGTATCATCTCGGACATTTACTCGACGTTTGTTTTTCTCCGCAAGTAGGAGGAATGAAGGTTTCACTGACGTATGTTGCGACTCTCACCGGTCTCGTCGCGACAGTTTTTGTTCTTGCGTCAATTATCAGGGAACCTCCGTTGCTCATCGAGATAAAGAGGCGACACCGCGTGCTGCTGACCCACCTGCGCGCGACGCCAAACATCGATGAGCGTTTCAAAGTGCTTCGGCGCCATCAACCGTTGCTTACTGGCATTGACTCGTCTCGTATGAACCGTGGTACGATCGGGTACAATGTCAACAAGGGGTATGAAATTTTCATTTGTATCGACAATGCCGGGTCGGTCGATGCTGCTATGCACGTGCTCATTCACGAGCTCGCGCACATGACCGTACCCGAGTACGATCACACTGATGCGTACTGGCAAAGCTTCAAGGATCTTCGGGGCCTTTGTGTATCACTCGGTCTCCTCGCCGTGACTGACACCCCCACGAAGTATTGCGGTGCGTATATTACTGTTTAGTCCTATTGCGAAGCACCCTACAGCTGGTTCTTCAGAACCTTGAACGCAAAGTAGAAGACGATTGCGGCGAGCAGGGCAGATACAGCCATACCGGTCGCAGTCATATCACCCGCCTCGGACAGAAACTTGGGGACCACGTCCGCCAGCTTGTCCTGGACAGGCTTGGAAAAAGCAAACACAGCCGCGAGACCCGCAACAGCCGCCTGGAACTGATCGTCCGTCAGACCCAGAGGGTTCCCAGTCTTCTTCTTCGACGGCGCGCCAATCATGCCCGGGCTCACGGCCGTCACGCGGTTGGACGTCGGCGAAGTGTACGCTGCAGAGTTGACACCTCCTGGCGCTGACTCATCCATGTCGAACGAAGCTGAAGGCATCACGTCAGAGATGGGCGTCGAGAAGTCCATCATCGTGTTATTATTTGCGACAGAAGTTTTTTCGTTAAACATCAGTGCACCTGGGCCTTCACCAAACATGATTGCACCGGGGCCAGCCGGGGGGACTTCGCCCGGCCGAATCACATCGGCGCGGGTCTGTACGCCCATCTGACGATCCATGATGGGTTCAGGCGCCGGTGGCGGGAGATCATCAACGTTCGGAATGTACTGAATCATGGTAGAACCTCCTGAGCCAAAATCCATGTTCTCCATTGTTTCTCACAGAGAGTCTTTTTAGCCTCATGGGACGCGTCCTAAAGCTTCTTGATGTTGATTGCAGATGCCCCCCTCTTTACCATAGGTGTTCCTGATGTCGATTGGAGGGTCGGTGGGTGCTGCGGGTTGTAGTTTTTCGAATGGTAGTTCCACATGGAGTCCGAACCGATCCTGAACCCCTTGCGAATAGGCGCCTTGTAATGAAAAACACAGTCTTCGATCCTGTTTGATTTGCTCGTATTGTCCAGGACCAAACACGCATAGTTTTCCGTACAGGCATTCATCACCTGGCAAAACATGTCAAACGTCGGAAAGACGCCAAAGAATGACTTGTACAGCCGCTCACGATTCTGAATCACATTCTCGCGCAGGACAAACACATAGTCGACGTTGGCGCGAAGGTCAGGTGACAAGTCCATACAGTACTGCATCGTCAACATGAAGAAGATTTTCCAGTGACGACCGTTCATAAAGCACTGGCGGATACACGTGTCCTTCATGAACGCCTTGTCGTACATGCAATCGTCCATGAGCAGAAAAGCACCCGTCTTACGCCCGGCACCAACGAGCGTCCTCTGGCGGGCAAGCACTCGTTCGATCGCCGACTTGTTATAGTCGCCGTAAATGAACAGGTCGGGCACAAACTGCTTGTAATAGTGGTTTCCGTCCTCCGTGCCTGACATGACGATGCCACACGGCAAGTGTCGCTTATAGTACATGATGTCAGTCACGAGGGTCGACTTACCCGTCCCGCGCTTGCCGATGAAGACGCACACCTTGTCGTCGCCGATCGTACTTGGATCGAATTTCCTGAGCTGGAGAGTTGCAGCCATTCCTGGTACCTCTTGGTATTTTTCCAGAGCGTGTCAAGCGCACAGTAAAAAACCGTGACTATTGATAGATGTCGAGTGCAAACATTCGACTTGCCGCACGTGGCCAAGGGGACTTGTGGCTCACAGGAACGCCCAAGCAGACGTACTTTTTGGCACTGTATGCGAAGCGCGAACCATACGTGCTTGAGACGTTCGAAGTGCCTTTTGACACGTCGATCGTTCCGTATAATAGCACGGCGACGTGTACGCTCCCAGCCAAGGGGGATCGTGTGCACAAGGTGACGCTCAAGTGTACCCTGCCCGCCCTGTTTTACCGTAAGACGGGATGGTGTTATCCCGTGTCGTCCACGACGTTCCAGCCGTACATCTATCTGTTTGACGCCTCGAACAACATCATCGAGTTTCTCCAGGTTCGATCAAACCAACCATTCTATTCGTCAGCCGTACGTACATGGGTCCCCGTGTCACTCAACCTGACGTCTGTCAGCTATGATGGCACGCGCCTGACGTATGTGCTCGCTGCAACTGTTGCACGCATTGGGTTTCTGGCGTCCGACGCTTCATTCTTTGGGTTTGATGCAAATCTGGGAACCAAGTTTGGTTTGTCTGGCATCGTGACATATACGGCACGTACGAGTCTCCCTTCACCATTCACGCTCGAACAGAGCGGATGGGTCCCCGGCTTTGTTCCGCCGACCGGTTTGAGTTACGTCGACTCGGTCGGTACATATCTCGTAAAAACGGCTGAACTTTTGGTCGGCGGTCAGACGATCGATGTTGTCACGGGCGAGTACATCGACCTTCGCCAGGACCTCGAGATTCAGTACGAGAATCAGGCTGCTCTGCTTCTTCTCAACGGCAAGGGGGATACGAGCACGATCCAGCTGGACCGGACGTACTACATCACTTTGCCATTCACGCCCGAGATTGAGATTCCAATCCGCGACCTCTTTCGCCAGGATGTGCGTGTCAACGTGTCGTTCGAACAGTTTTCACGTCTGACATCGACCGACGTTCCACTCAATGGGTTTGGGTTTTCGAACGCCGCATCGTCTACAATCTTCACGGTCCCGAACCCGACGCTCTTTTCAAACACGGCGTGTTACGACGGCTCGAACGTCTACATCTTTTCGTACAACACCGTCACGCTCATGAACCCGCGAACAACCTTTGCGCTCTCGAGTTCTATCAATGTTGGAGATGCCGGTCCAAACTCGATCGTCGAGGCGAGCTTCGTGATTAACGGCAAAGTGTATGCCGTCACGACCGATCAGTACATTGTCAGCTTCCCCGTGATTAACAACGAAACGTTCACCGGACTTTTGACCACGTCGTACACGGTCTTCCCCGTGGGGTTGACACGCCGAGCCGCGTGTTCGGATGGTCGATTCATCTACGTGTATGCCGGCAACAACGCACAGGCGTCCGGGACGAACATCGTCTACAAGTTTGACACCCAGAGCCTGACGATCGAGTCGTACAATATGACAGGTGTCACCATATCGGCCGTCGTACTCACAAATGTCAATCTGCAAACGGTACCCGCGTTCGATGGGAAGTACGTCTACTTCACGGACAAGTATCAGTCGACCTACATTTTGCGGTACGACACGTCTGCGTCATTCACGACCGTCGGATCGTGGGCTCTGATCAACTACACCTCGTTGCTCTCCGTCGCCCAGCAAAACTTCTTGGCAACCATCTTTGACGGCCGATACATGTACTGGATCACGGATACGCAGCAGTCGACGAACGCTGTGACATGGCTTCGCTACGATACGACGGCGTCGTTTAGCGTGGCAGGGTCGTGGTCGTCTTTCGTGCTCACCGGTGTCACGGGGGTGACGGCCGGTATGATTTTCCGATCCCCCGTGTTTGACGGCCAGTACATTTACGTGTCGTCCGGAACGCTCTTCCTTCGGTACGATACGACCAAGGCGTTCGTCGCTGGTTCATTCGACTGGTTCAACTATGTGACTGGTGCAGCGTCCACCGGTCCTTCAACTGCGGTCCAGATTGGCGGCACAAACACATTCAACGTCAACCTTTTCGACGGTCGGTACATCTTCAGTTTCCCGCTCGGAACGTCCAACGTGCTTCGCCAGGATACGTCCACTGCCATCACGCCGACATCGCTCCAGACGTCAATCATCGTTGACTACGTGTCTGGACCTTCAAAAACTGAAATCAAGCCACAGGAATTCATCGTCAGTCAGACATCACTGACTCAGTCGACCGAACCGACGTTCAGACTCGAGATTCAGGCGCCCGTCAAGGAGGCGTTCATCGTGAATCAGACACCCGCAAGTGCATCCGGTCCGTATGCATACAACGCGATCGCAAACGTCGAACTTCGATTCAACGACGAAAAGGTGTTTGATTGGACCACCCGAACCATCGAGCCGTACATGTACCACTCGTCCATGCCGCAGCGTAGGATGGCACTCCTGTCGTTTTCCCAGGAACCCGAGGCGAACAACAAGGTGGCCGGGAGCGTCAACTTGGCGCGTATGCGTGACATCCAAATGACCGTACCCCAAGCGGCAAACACGTTCACGCGCGTGTACACCCGATCGTACAACGTGCTCCGGGTCGAGAATGGCATCGGTGGTCTCAAGTTTATGTCGCCGCCGTTCAAAACCATGTACCAGCCGAACAACCGGTGGATCTACGCGTCAAACGTCGCCACGACGGCGTCAATGTCACTACCCCTGTCTGGAAACGCCCTCTCGGCGACCCAGATTGGTGGTATCGGTGCAGGTACTGGCCCCGGGAACGGAACGACCACGACACCGACGACGATCCCGACTCAAAAGATTCTGGCGGACTCAAACGGAAACATCCACATCACGGGGACATATAGCGGAGGTGATATTCAGTTTGGACAAGGTGACATACAGCCGTGGTATGGTGGAGCGCCTGATTCGTTCTTTGCCATGTACAATTCGGAACGTGTTCTCGTGAATATCGGACTTATCACGGGGTACCCGAGTGTCGCGTCGTCGACAATCAGCGGGATTGCAGTCCAGGGGTCGAGTGCGTACATCACGGGGTACTACTCGGGTGCGGCAATTGGAATCTATGGATACAACACCAGTATCCCACTTGCAGCGCCGGCGACAGGTGCGACGAACATGTTCCTGGCTAAATTCAGCGTGACGACCAGTGGGTACTACCTTCTGTGGGCGACGTACGGTGCTTCGGCGACAGCCTCGTCTGTGTGTACCGGACTCGCAATCGCGACCGACTCTGAAGGGTGTTACATCACGGGCAACTGTGGACCTACAGCCGCTGCGTTTACATTCTACAACGCGGACACCACCAATACGACGAACGCGACACTTACCGCGACTGTCGGTACGCGCGACGGATTCCTCGTCAAGTTTAACACGATCGGTACGCCGCAATGGACTGCGCGTATGGCTGTTGCGTCGTCGACCGTCAACTCGACAGGTATCGCGTGCAGTTCAGACGCCGGCGTCGTCGTCGTCGGGGCATGGACGGGTGCAACTGCACTCAACGTGTACAACTCGTCGGGCGCAACAACGGCGATCGGTGGCTCGACCGGATCACAAGACGCCTTTGTCGCCAAGTATACGACAGCCGGTTCCGTGACGTGGGTCTCACGCATCGGTGCAGGTGGTCAAGGGCCCGTGGCTGTTGCGGTTGCACTCGACCGGTCGATCAATGTGACGGGTGGTATACTCAACGGGACATGGACTTTGTACAACGCTCCTGGCACATCGGGTACGGTAGGAACCGTGAGTCCCACAAAGTCGTGTGCGTACGTCGCCAAGTGGAATTCGGCCGGGACGGGTCAATGGATTCAACTGATCACGACAACGTTGAACAATCCAAACTACGGACTCGGTATCGCAGTCGATGCCTTTTCCAATGTGTTTGCATCCGGACTCATGTTTGGCACAACCACCTTTGGCGGAACCAAGACGTTCGTCGTGCTTGGCGAAGACGGCTATGTCGCCAAGTATACACCGGCAGGTGCACTTGCATGGGCTGTTCAGATGGACGAAATTGCCGACACAAACAAGACATTCTGCGGCAGTGTTTCGTACGATCGGCGTGCCGGCGTACTCTGGACAACCGGGTCGTTCAACAACACAACCAACTTTTATGACAACGATTCATTGTCGAGTGGTCAAGCGCTCGCTGCGCGTGGTACCTACGATACATTCATCGTAAAATATTCTGCGTAAAGACTAGAGATGCAGGCAGCCCCTGCACAGTTTGCGACACAGACCATTCGTGTCCAATTTGACAAGGACATATCATTCGGAAACGACGTCACCGTAAGAATTCCCAAGACGGGTGATCTCGTCAACACGATGTTTCTTAGGGTCACGTGGCCGAGCGACGCACCGACAACTGTTCAGCCATCCGTGGGAACGGCGATGCTCAACCGAGTCGAGCTCATGTACAAGGACCAGGTGCTCGAACGCCACTATGGAGAAACCATGAACATGCTCAACGAGATTACCGTGCCTCAGGCGAAGCAATCCGCCTTGACGTCACTTATTGGCAAAGGGATCACGAGCAATCTGGCATCCTACTTTATTCAAATGCCGTTCAAGACCATCCCGCTCGTGGCGCTCGATGAAACACCCACCCTGCGTGTCGTATTCAATCCGTCAAACGTGTTTACAAACGTGACGTCATACACGGGTTCCGTGAAGCTTGACCTCTTTGTCGATTACGTCTACGTGTCCAAGGCGGAGCGTGAGTATATGACGTCGACACCGCTTTCTTACTTTACCCAGACGTTCCAGCTCGTTCGGTTTCGCATTCCGGTGAGTTCCTACCAATCAACATACTCGCTCCTGACCCAGTTTGTGAATAGCGTTTCGGAGCTTTTCTGGGTGATCCAGGCTGATAATGCGTCGAACGTGTACGACTACACAAACACGGGCGGGACGGACCATCTCGTGTCCCTGCGTCTGACTGGTGACATGAACGATCTGATCACGCCAGACTATGCGACGCCGCTCTACCTTCGTGTGATTCAGGGACTTGAGTTTCACACGCGCATACCGGACAGCCAGTTTTACATGTACTCGTTTGCAATTGCACCCGAGTACGAGCAAGCGACCGGAACTCTCAATTTTTCGACATTTGATACGCAGCAGCACGACTTGACGCTCGCACCGTCCAACTATGGACGTGAAGTGCGTATCTACGCCCGTTCGTACAACGTGTTTCACGTTGAGGGTGGGCATGGCAAAGTGCTTTTCCAGGCACAGGAGGGTGGATCCGTGACTGGTCTGATCAACGGTGTCACGACGGGAACGGTGTTTCCGGCGCCCGGAAACGGTGTGTTTTCCTTGTATTACACGGGAACAGGTGGGACGGGTGCACTCGGTGGTTCTTCGACGGTTGCTGATGCATCTGGGAATGTGTATACGTGCGGCACATTCAGCACTGCGACGATGGCTGTCTACAACAAGAACGGGACGCTCTTCAACACCTATACAAAGTCGACCGGTTCGACCAACACAGCGTACATCGTTCGGTATGATCAGTCCGGCGTGGCAAAGTGGGTTGTTCTCATGGGTGGGCCCGGATCGAGCATCACGAACGCAACGGCTTTGCGCATCGATTCGTACGGTGATCTCCTCGTATCCGGTACAACCTACTCGCCGACAATCACGCAGACGATCACAGTGTACTACGGTGCGACTTCTGGGGGTGCAAATGCAGGCACTGCGTTTGGGACGACGTTTGCGACGACCGCCGGAACGTACGACATGTTTCTCATGAAACTGAATACCAACACGTCCCAGCCTCAATGGGCCCTCCCGATTGCCGGAGGCGGTTCCGAAGGTGCCGATGCGAGACTCGCTTTACCGACGTACAAAAATCTCCTCTCGTTGTCGAGCGACCTGGCTGGCAATGTGTACATCGCATTCACATCCAACTCGACTGCAGTCACGACGAGCGGCGTCTCGCGATCGACCATCGGGACGACGTACAACGGATCGACGAGCGGCGTGTATTCGCCACACACATATATCGCCCAGTTTGCAAAGGCGGGGACGTTCAACTGGATTTCGGGTGCCGCGGGGTCAGCTCCAGCGTCGGGGAACCTAGGAAACGTGTTTGTGACGTCGATCGCCACGTCGATCAACGGTCTCACCGCCATGACTGGATATTTCACGTCCAACCTGTTTTCGCCATTCAACTCGGCCGGTACGCTGAGTTCGGGCTTCCAACTCACGCGATCGGATACAACGAGCGGATTGTACCCGGCACCGGTCGACGTCACTCTGCCAACCGTGAACAGCTTCGTGGCGACGTATACGAGCGTCGGCAATATCCAAATGCTTGCTCAACAGGTGAGTTCGAACATCCAGATGCTCGGCGTGACGTATGACGCAACGTCAAACATCATCACGTGTGGGACTGTCCGTGGCTATGGCGCCGTGTTGTACAACACATCGGCTGCATCTGCACCACCTGGTCTCCTTGGCATTTCAAGTGCATTTCTGTGTCCAACCACGACAGACACGTACGGTATCCTGAATAAGTATACTCTCAGTGGATACACGGCATGGACTGTCGTGATTGGTGGTGCGTCAGGTCTGACTATTCCGACGGCGTGTAGATCTGACGCCTCAAGCAGTGTGTACGCGTGCGGCGTGTACACATGTCCGATATGTACGATTGGTACGGCATCACTCACGCGTCTCGGAACTCAGGATGGATTTGTCGTCAAATACTCGTCGACAAGTGCCTACGTATGGTCGGTTCGAATCGGATCGGCTGGTTCGACCGTCGCGTGTCGGTCGATCGCCATCGATCCTTTGACTCAAAATGTCGTCGTGTCGGGGACATATACGACGACGACCAATCCTGTCGTCGTATACACGTCCAGTGGCGTACCATCCGGAATTACCCTTCCCGTGACGACAACTGCTATGCCATTCACTATCGAGTTAAAGGCGACGTGAGAACTTAAAGCAATGCACTTGTGTGTCGTGACCCGTAACAAGTCAATCGCGGCAACGACGCTCCATGCGCTCATGAACATCAACATGCACGCCATGCACAAGGGGATTCACGTTGAAATTCACTTTGTCACGGACATGTCCGGCTTGGCGAAGCTGATCAGGACGGGCGAGCGGATCCTCTGGTTTGATTACGCATCGAACATTGACGAGGAGACGCTCCAACGTTTGTTGGATCCGTTCGAAAAGGACATTCGGGTGATGGTGTGCCCTGCCGTCAAGGAGGGGATTGACTGGGACATGTTTCGCAAAAAGACACTCGCAGGGTCCAAGGAGCCTGTTCACCAGCGCGCCTTGACGTTCGATACGTCCGTCGGGAAGAAATGGGGTGACGGTCTGTACGAGGTGACCAAGACGGCTGCGCGTGTATGGGCCATGGACACCAAGCCGATCGACAAGAAGATTCGTGGTGAGAAGGTTCAAGTGAAGCTCGCGACCGATTCGTACGAGGCACTCTTCGACCACCTGATTCGCATGAATATCAAGATGGGTGCATTCACAAAGGCACAGGTGGTGTGCCACATCATCCACGAGTGTCCGGGAAACATCCTCGAGACGCAGATGGTACGTCTCGGAAACTAGGACATCAAGGGCTCGCCCTTGAAATCAAAACTAGGACATCAAGGGCTCGCTCAAAACTGAGGTTTTGTCCCGACACGTCTTAGAGAAGACACGCGTCTGATGACGAGTACACAATGGGCGAAGCCCTTGCACTCCGGGCGTTTGTCAATAAAGTATGGGGAGAGCCGACCGATTCGTCGCGATTCCCCGGGCCTCAGCCTGTTTCAATTGAGCGGTGCCACTTTCCGCTCTTGAAAAAGTCTGATTACCTCGTGTGCCACAAAATGGATGGCGTACGGAAACTCTTTGCGTGCTGCGAAACTGCAGATGGCGTGAAGCGCGCAGCACTCATTGACCGATCGTACAAGATGGAGTTTTTCACGTACACGCTCCCAAAGGATACGCTGTTGGATGGCGAGCTCGTGACGCGAAACGACGGCAAGCAAGTGTTTCTGGTACACGACGCGATGATGATTCGAGGCGAATCACTCATGCAGATGCCTCTGTCCGAGCGACTCATGAAGGCGCGCGCGCTCTGTAAGACGATCCTGACCAAGACACCGTTTGTGACGATGGTCAAGGAGATGCGCATGCTTGCCGAGATTGAAAAGCTTGAAGATCCGCCGTACGCGACGGACGGACTCATATTCACGCCGCTACGAGACCCCGTGCAGACGGGAACACACGAGACGATGTTCAAGTGGAAGCCGAGGAGTCACATCACGGTTGACTTTCTCGTCCAGAAGAACAGGGAGCTGTACATTCAAGAGCGCGGTCGTCTCATCTACGAGATGAGTCTCTACGTTTCAAAGGAGCCGTACCCGGATGGAACGATCGTCGAATGTGGCTATGGCGACATGGGGTGGGAAGTTATCAAGGTGCGGACGGACAAGACGTACCCGAACAACCGGCGGACATACTTGCGCACGATCGTCAACCTGAGAGAGGATATCAAGCGCGAAGAGTTCTTAAGGATATAGCGCACTGTGTATGTAATGGAAAAACGACTAGCAATCGCCAAAGAGGTGATCGACATGGCCTATTCAATGGACATGTGGATCTTCGGGGGGTATGTCCGTGATGTCGTCGTTCGTCGCCAAAAGAAGTTTGGCGATCTTGATATTTGCTGTAGCCGCGACACGACTGACGTGTCTCAGTTTATTCGCATGCTCGGCACTCGGTACGACGTGACGTCACACGACGTTCGCACGTTTGAGCACACGTACGGATCCATGTCGCCGGGTATTCGAAAGCTACACAAGTGTAGCGTGCGCGTAGGAGATGTTCACATGCGCGTCGACGTGGTTGTGTACGACGACTCGTTTCGTGAGTGGTGCAAGGAGCACACCGTCGACTTTTCGTGCAACCTCTTTTACATGAAGCGTGACGTGGCGCTCGGCATACGTTACGTTCCAGACTTTCTCAAGCATGATCCGTCTCCCATGACGAAGCTGATTGAGATGTCGTGCGCATATGAGTTTCAGCGCATATGGGACGTGCCCCGTACGACCCGGCCACAGTGGATCAACGTCATTCGTATTCACGATCGGGCCAAGGAACTCATCAAGCGTGGATGGTATATGCCATCGACACCCACGCTCATGTCCGAACTCATGAGTCTCGAAATTGGAAACAAACCCTATGCACAGGAAGAGTGTGAACGTACGATGCGTATTATTGAAAATGTCCAGTCTGGGCGTGCCATCAAGCTCCTCGAGCGTTATACGGGTCGGTCGTCAGTGACGACCACTATCAAGAATAATATGTGTATGTAGTACATGTTGACTCATCGACAAATCGAGAATGCGATTCGGCGCGCCGTCGAGCGGGAGAACAGTCGCGCCAAAGTGCAGGCTCGCAATCGCAACAACAGTGCAAAGTTCATGAA